AGATAGCAAAGCGAGCACGAGCAAGCTGAACGGAGAGTACATCATCAAACTGACCGCGTGCTTCTCCATCTAAGGATGCACGCATAATGACAGATGCCATTGCCTTACCTAATACGTTAGGTGTACTAGATAGAACTAGGTTCTTACGCTCTGGTAGGTAGAGTAGATCCTGATCCTTGTCGTGGTACTTGACCATTGAGACATACGGTGAAGATAGTTGATACTGATTGCGACCAAGGATTTGCTCATAGAACTCTGGGTACTGTGCGGCAAGTGTCTCTGCATCTGTAACAATAACCTGAGTAATAGATAGAACTCGACCATAGCGGTCTAACTCTGGGTATGTACCAAATGGGTTGAGCATACGGATGCGTGGGTTGTTATCGTCATAATCCATCTCAACCATACCAACACCAAGACCGTAAGTGTTATACCAGTCTGCTGCTGTGTACATCTGAAGCTGTAGGTCAGAGTTTGTTACATAAAAATTGGCAATGCGGGTACGAGTATCTGCAGCTTTACGGGCCGTATCGGACACCATATTGGTTGCTGAGCAGTTAAAGGATGGCAGTGGTGCCATAGCTTCTGCTAGGTCACGTGCTGCTACGTCAATGAAGTTGGCAACGAGAGGCTTAGGATAGTCCTCGGAGAACATAGATGGAAATACCTTAGAGATATCTCCTTGACGTACCGAAAGCACGTCGCGCATACGCTGGTCGCGTGATGCTGACCGTGTGCGTAGCCGCGATAGTTTCGCGTCAACTTCTTTGACTGATAACAATGTTATCTCCTAAATTACTCTGATTTTGTTTTGCTCAGCGAAGGCTTCTTCTAAGTTAATCACTGTTCTTTTGCCTAGCTCGTGGCGAGATAGGAAAGGGTTTTTCATATGGTGAGTTGCATACTGACCGTAGTTGAGCATCTCACGTGCTCTAATTTCACAGAACCATAGAGCCATCACCATATCGGTCTTACCCTTAGTCGTTGGAGTCCAGGTAATTAACTGTTCTATCAGAGCCTTGACATTCTCGGTCTGATCGCTAGGTAGGTGTATTAAGTTATCTCGATGGTGCTTACCATCAAATTGCTTAGTACCAAAGAGGGTAGCCATAGATGCCACACCGAAACCGGCATCCCATTTATTAGAACCAGTATGGTGTTCCTTGAATGCAACGCCTCGTGAGGCTAGGTGCATACGGATGCCTTCGTCCTGCGTTAAGAAAGACTGGAAGGCGTTCTTTTCAATAATCCACTCTGACGGAGAGTAGATGGCTGTCCAATCAAAAATAAGATTACGGATATCGGCTGGAGACGGACGGCTAATCTTGATAGCATCTACTATGTACCTCTTGCTCGTTGATCTATCAATGGCGTAGCAGATAGCTGCAGTATCACCAATCATTGCAGGGTCTAGGCCGCAGATGTAGGTAAAGCCGTTTAAGTCTTTAGGATGTCCTGGGTGGCCTGCAGTTAAGTTGCCAGCCTTACGCATTCCATCAATGGAGCCTTTTACACATACAGGGTCAAAGGCAGCGTTTTCAGAAACGTCCTGTTGCTGGTAGACCAAAGCCCACGTACTAGCATCCATCGCTTGGCGTTCGTTATACAGGTTACGACCAGACCAACGAGGGTATAGACCGTCCTCGTTCTTGTCAGATTCTTCTTGTCCATCAAAGGGCGCATCAGATGCGGGCCAAAGCGTAACCCACTTGTCGGGGTCTTCGTCCACCTCAAGAAGGGCTGGCATAGCCAGATACTTCCAAGGGACAAGCCCGCCTGGGTATCTATCCTCTGAGCGTAGCTCGCGGTATAGGTCTACAGAGGCAACGCGTGTTCCAATAATAATTAACTTACCGGTTGGGTTCAAACGAGATCGCACGTCCTGGGTCAGCCAGCGTATCTGCTTCTCAAACTCATTAGCGTTCTTTAAGGTAACAGCGTCATCGACAATAATCATATCGGCACGCTTGCCGTAAATCTGACCGCCGATACCGACGGCCTCGATGTTCGGATCCTTTTCAGATGACTCACGGAGTTCATCACCAAAGGTAACGCGGGTTGCCTGCCACGAAGCAGACTTAGAATTAAAGCCGACACCGGCTGCATAGGCCGTCTGTAGCTCTTGGTACATTGGGTGGGTCAAACGCTGCTTGATAGCGTATAGGAAGTCTGCAGCTAACTGCTGTGTCTGTGAGACTATCAGTACTCGAAAGTTGGGATTCCTACATACCTGCCACGTCACATAGTCAACGGTAATCGTAATTGACTTGGCGTGGTTTGGCGGAATATTTATCAGGACGCGGTTTGCGGCAAGTCCTGGCTCAAATTTCATACTGGGGTGTAACCACCCAGGTTCTCTGCCTTCAATGACATCTACCAAGTTTTGCTGATGTGGGAAGGTCTGGGAGTGTAGGAACTTCTGGCGGAAGTCTGCAAAGGATATATCGTGGACGTCGCCATCCTGGAAGTTCTTATCCTTAAGACCAAGGCGGGTACGATCTACCTTGTCTGCAAATATCTTATCTGTGCGGCGGTAGTACTCATAGGTCTTGATGGACTTACCGGCGCTACCACAGGCGGCGTCAATAGTCATACCTTCTGCTACACAGCCAAGGATAATACGCTTAGCAATATCTGCTGAATTATCAGCCACGTAATCTCCTAAAACTTTTGGGTTGACGAGATATCGTCTACTAGATGAACTTGTAGTTCATCCGCCGGAATGCCTCTTCATTTTACTAAGGAGAAGTGTGATTTATACTAAGGGAGTATTAATGGATCTCTCCCTACTAAAAAGTACTAAGCAGGGTATTTTTTAGCTGTGCTCCCGAAGGAGCCTAGAGCGAACTGAGGGGTAAGTTAGGGCTCGGCATAGGGCCTCGCCAGAGGCCACTGTTAGTCACTGCTCAGGGTCTTTCCTATTAAAGCCCCTTACTATGTATAAGGCAGGAAATTTAAGTCATTTCTCGTTTACGCGGTGTGACGTTAGTCACAGTAGATATAAGTGCAGGTCAGGCGCCAGATCAGCTTCACTTTAGCAAATATTTTTTGTGATGGTACATAACACTACCCACTCCCGTATTTAGCAACGGGGGGTCGGCTCGCCCGACTGCGTTGCCAGCTGTCCACAGGCTGTGCGGTGGGCTGTGGATAACTATTTGCAGAATTTTGCAGGGCTGACTAACCCATCGGCACACCCCGAACAACTGTTCGATTCACCTATGACCCTGCCGCCCAATGATCAATGAAGCCGTCCTGAAGATAACCCTCAACCTCTACTGGATAGTTACTAGATAGTTGAAAGTTCAACCACTTTGACCCCTGCCGTTCTCAGAAAAATCTCAGCAAATCGTTATCAAATCGTTATGAAGATTCTTGGCAAATGGGCTTGACACGATATACCCCATAGGCAATACTGAGCCCACACCTACACAAAGAGGAGCAACAAATGGCAACACAGACCAAAGAAGGCAAAGCTCGTAACAAGCAACTTCTTCTTACCTTCAAGAACTATCAAGCAAAGCTTGACGAAGACCGCGACCAAGTCGCAGAGATCATTGCAGCATCAATCAAGAGCGGCGGTATCACCGAGGACACTATGGATCGTCTTGCGATTGTCTTCCGTGGCTATGAATACATCAAGCCGATTGTTGATGAAGCTTGGGAGCGTTACCACGACCACTGCACTTCGTTTGACTACGAAATCCAGTACTAGTCGAAACGCCGTGAGGCGTCTAGTGGGACTGACCGCCCACTACTGATGAGACAGGTCAAGGAGGCAAAGAGATGATCACCAAGAAGCAGTATCGCCAAGAGATTAAATGGATGAAGGATATCCTCAAGGGGATTGCAGTAATCGCAGAGCAGGGAACGGAGCACACGGACCGTGAGAGGACTATTCAGGCTTGCGCCGCACTACAGCAACGAGCTGAAAACCTATCCAACCTGATGAAGATGATCATCCTTGAGGAGCAAAGGAGAGTCAGCCAATGATTGACTACAAGGCAGAAGTAACTTTCACAAGCGACAAGGAACTAACAGAAGATGAATTGAATGCGTTGCTCTCAAGTATCGCTCTCCAAGTTCAAGAGCCACAGGACCTTCAGGGAGAAGACGAAGAATGGACCTCAAGCAACATCACCGTGACGGGAGACAAGAGATGGGCGTAACGATTGCAGAGATGGCAGGAGGAATTGCCCTGTTGATCATAGAAGCAATGATCATTCTCGCGGTCTTGGAGATTGGCTGCAAAATCTTCTTTAAGATCAGAGAGAAAGGGAACAAGTAGTCGCGTACTATCGCACTCTACATATCAGGTAGAGTGTGGTAGTCTGTGCCTAACCGTTAGACCACAGAAAAGAGAGAAAGAGGGAGAAAATGTTCATAGCAATTTGCACAGAAACAGCGCAAGAAATCTATGCAACAGCGCAGACAGAGGAAGAAGCTAAATTGAATCTTTGGGGATTGGTTAGCGATTTTCTCAAGCAAGCACAAGCACCAACAGCAGGAATGAATTTCGAAAAGTTAGAGAACTATTTCGGCTGCATTGTAATTAACACAACAGAGAAGCCTTTTGGCTTCATTAACGGATAGAGGGAGAAAGCAAATGACAATCAAAGAACAAACTTGTGAAGAAAGAATTGACAGCCAACTGTCAAACCTTGAAGAATCCGTAACCGATATCCTCAAAGGATATTACGGCGAGAGAGAGGGCGAAGGAGAAGACCAAGACAACGAAAGCGGTTATGAAGCTTGGAACAACTTCCCCTTAGCTGTAACGACACGACAAGAAACAAAGATTGAACTATCTTGGGGCGGTCCTAGTGACTTTTTAACAGTAAGCCACAACGGATCAGAAGTCATTACGGTGACTTATCACTTCCAGGATTGGTTTGATGGGGCGACCCGTGAAGTGTCCAAAGGTTCTAAGGTGTGGGAGTACGCCCGAACAGTTATTGAAGCCCGCGAGGAGTGCGGTTACTAATGGGTCACTATGACGGCGATCCTTGGAGCAGCCACGAGCTGAACGAG